ATTGCTAATTCATTTTTATATTTTTGAACAGATTGCTCTCCTCTAGCATAAAGCCTAAGCCTATGAAAATCTGCCCATTGATTATAAAACCTTCCTTGACCTCCGTCTTTTCGAAACCACTCATATTGAATAGCTTGACCTATCTGTAATCCAAAGTCATAAGATTTTTTTTCTGCATCAGAAACAAATTGACTTGGAAAACCTGTTGGATTTATGTTAACCTTTACATCTTTCATTTATCTTATAATTTGGCTACTATTTCCTTTGTTATCATATCTAGCAAAGTTAAGTTTTATTTTTGATTGTTTTTTAATAGGTTGATATAGGCTTTTTTGAGTAGCCATTATAGCTAAACCGGAACTAATAGAAGCATCAAATTTTGTTCTATTATTAATATTAAATCTAGCCCAATCTTCTAATGTCCTAGTAAAATACATTGAACCTATTTGGTCTGAGTCTCTAAATGTTTCAGTTAAATCAAATCCAACATTTTTTTCTATATAAGATTCTATAGCAGCAGCATGAGCTTGTTTAATATCTTCAGAACTATTTGGTATTCCACCAAGTTCTTTTTCTGTTTTTGATAACTTATTGTACGTCCTATCAGGCCTGTTTATACTGTAACCTCTATATCCTCTATTTTTAAAATGATATAATAACCTAGGCTTGTTGTTTTCTATGAGTATAGGCATTCCATAAAAAACACATGCCATTAATATTTCTTCAAAAAATATTTCTGCAGTTTGTGGCCTAGCTACATATTCTAAAAAAAACTCATTTGTAGGACCTTCATCCATATGAAACTTAGTTAGTCCATGGCACGCACCATTAGAAGCACCACCACCCACTGTTCCTGATATATCATAACTATCACATCCAAATGCTCCCATATGCTCATTACCAGGGTAACGTATTCCATTTTTAGAAAATTGATTATTTTGCAAAAGTTTATTTGGAGTCCATGATATTAGAAACCTCCCCTTGTTGTTTGGGTTAAATATAACTTTAGTATCTTTAATGCCATCTTTCCAAGAAAAAGAACCTCTAGTTATAAATCTATCTTTTATTAAAGAATCATTATAATCAATTTGCTGATATATTTTTGTAAGATTAAATAACGATTGCTTGCTTTCGTCTCTAAAAGCATGAGACTCTGTCCTTGGAAATTGTCTATAAAATTCATTTAAAGCATCAGGATCATTTTTTAAACTATCAACTTCAGCTTCCCAATAATCTATAGCTCCTTGTTTTATATAATCTCCATCAATCCCTAAAATGGGTTTATCAGGTGTTCTAAATACAGGCATCCCATATCTATCAATAAACCCTTCCATATTGTACTCCATTGGGATGAAAAGTGAATATAACCCACTTTTAGTTTGACCATTTCTGTTTCTTTTTCCCACCTTAGAATCAAAGTATAATTTTTTACCATTTTCTCCCCCTTTTTCTAATGCATTAGCCGTAGAACCCATCATGCATTTTCCAATAACTTTACTACCTAAACGCAAACACGTTTTGGTAACTCTCCAGTTATTTAAAATATTATTCGGTTTTTCCCATTTTTTAGATTCATCATGCACAAGAAGTTTTAATTTTTCTCCATCATAACTGTTGTCTCCTGTGTTTTTCCAATCAATAGAAGTATCCAATCCTTCAACAAGGCCTTCATCTTCTATGTACATGTTTTTCTTTGTAATTTTAGATGCAGGAACTCTAAAAGCTAACTCAGTTTTAGGTTTATCCATACCATCTTGAACAGGTTTAAAAAAGAAAGGATAATTATTTACTATAGGAACAACCTTATCAGTAAACATTTTTTTAGCATCTGCTCCTGTTTTAGAAAGTATTCCAAGTCTAGCGTCTTTACTTATTGTACCTATATTTGCTGATTCCTCACTTGCCATATAAGAAAACCCTGAACGTCTTATTTTTAAATAATCTTGTCCAAAACTTCTTTTATCTGCTTTACAAGCTTCCCAGTGTAAATAAAAAATTCTATTAGCATCTCTATAATCTGGAAGACCTACATCTATTTTAGTCCATTGGACATACATATAATGAGACCCTGTAATGTAGGTTGGAATTCCGTTATTCATAAACCAGAAACCTTCTTCTCTTCTATCAAACTCTTGTTCAATATACTCAACCCACTCATCTTTAAATAATAATGATGCAGCATGCCATTGAAATATTGATTTTATTTTTTGTAGTTTTTTATCATACTCAAACGGCTCCCAATATTGTTCTTCTTTTTTATTACTTCTAGAATATATTTTTGCAGGTGGTTTAGGGAGTCCTATCTTTAAACCTTCAATTTCAATTATAGTTTCAATTTGTCCTGTTTTTGAAATTACTATAAAATCATATTTTTCATTATAACCATAATCCCAAGCTTTAGCTTTGTTTTTATTAGTTATAACGGTTTTTGGAATAAAATCTTTTAACTCTTTTATTAAACTATTTTGATCTTCGTTCTGCAAATCCTTCTACTGATTTTTTACTGTTAACTAAATCTTTACCTTCTATTAAACTCTTTTCTAATTCTATTCTATTTAATATTTCAAAAGCATCAAATATTGCAAGTTTTTTTGTAGCCGCTGCATTTTTTAATTTATCAGCAGCAAGCTCATCATCCTCTCCATATTTTATTATATGCTCTTCAGCTACTTTAATTAATTGAATTACAGCTTTTTCACCTGCATTTATTATTTCTAATTTAATTTGATTTACATTCATAAAACTAGTGTTATACTTTTATCAAACATTCGATAAAGTTTTTCTCCATCAACATTAAATTCATATTCACTTTCAGGCTTAAAAGAAACCTTATCCCCTTTATTAACTCCTTTACTAATTAAGTATTTATTAGGGTACTTAACCAAACCCATTAAAGGTTCATTTTCTTCGTGTGTTTTTAAGTAATTTTCTTTTTTTGGTATTGGTTTTATCATACAATATCTAGAATGAGCATTCCATTTATTATTTTTATTGTACATGAAAAACTGATCATTATCTATAAAAAACAAATCATCTTTAAAAAAACTTTTACCACTTCTTTCATTTCCTTTCATGTCATTATAATATTTAAAAACATTATGATGAACTAATAAAGTATCCCCTATTTCAATAGGACCATTGTAGTTTATTGGAGTCTCTACAACTATAGCATATCTATTTGATGCTGCATGATCTTCTTTTGAAGTACTAGTAATAAAGTTTATGTTTCCTATTTTTTTAGTACTATCATATCTTTTATTACCTCTTGGCTTAACTATAAAATAAAAAGGTGATTTCATTCAAAGTATATATTATACTCAATCGATATAGGCATATTAGAGCTAAATTCTTTCCAGATATAAATTTCTCCTTTTTTGTTCTCTATGAAAATACTTATTGATTGACTGTTATTCATTCTTATTAAATGAATTAAATGGCTACCTCCAAGTATTTCCTGACCTACAACATAATGCATAGCTCCACCTTTATAATCAGGACCTACTGCTATCTTACGAATATCATTCATTTAATTAAATTTAATTTATAACAAATATAGGTAAAAAAAAATACCCTTGAATAAACAAAGGTATTCTTCATGAAAAAGAAAAGTGTAGGTAAGTCACCTACTGAGATATTTTTTAAAAAGTGCTTGGTATTACACCATAATATGTTCTTACCTTAATTGTACCATCACCACCTGTTATTGGATATTGAGAAACAATATTAACACTTGCTGGTTGGTCTGGGCAAAAAAGAATAACAAAACTCTGTGGAGTAATAGAATTTCTTGAATTATTTGATGAAGATAAATCTCCATCAAACACTGCATTAGAGCTTGCATCTTTGTTTACATCTACACCATCTACAAAGTACTTAATAGCCATTGATATAAAGTTATTTCCTCCTGAAACGTAAGGAGTTTGTTCTGGTTTATATTGAACTATTATTTTATTAACAGACCATCGGTCATTATTTGTTGATTGAGGAATTAAAACAACTGACGTGTTGTGTAAGTCTAATAATTCTGCTGAACTAATCTCTGTGTCAATATAAAGCATACCTGCATCTTCTTGAACAAGGCTTGTAAGACTGTTTACTGTAATGTTTTTAGTTGCATCAGTAGGACTGCCATTAGCTTGACTGATTATAATTGTATCATCTCCTTGCGGAGTTACTGTTTGATATGTGCTTATTTTTGGCATAATCTTTATTTTTTATTTTTAAATATTGGAGCTACTTTGTCTGCTATTTTTTCAGCACTTCTTCCTATTACATAACCCCCAATACCTATGTCTAGTAAATTCCAAAACTCAGGCTCTAACTCAGGAGTTACCAAGTGTGATGATAACTGAGATATAAACTTAGTATAAATTATAATAAACCCAAATGATAACATAAGGATTGGTCTCCAACTTCTTTGAAGCCAATTACCTTTTGCTTCTGCTAAAATTATATCCGTCTGCATCTTCTGTAACTCAAGCTCTTTCTCCTGAAGAACTTTAAATATTTCATTCTTAGCTTTTATCCTTTCCTCGTCACTAGTAAAAAGATTGTCAATAACATCTCCTACTTGTTTAAATACCTTTGTGCCAAAAAACTCTAATATCTTTTTCATACTAATAAACCCAAAATACATCTTGGTCTTTGTCAAAATCTACGTCAACATGAATAAAAGTTTTTCCTACTCCTATTCTTTGAAAACCAACTGCTCTTAAAATGTCATACAACTTAAACCTATCCATTGAATTAACGCAAGATATATCTGCAGCTAATCCTTTTAAGTGAGAAGAATCTTCTTTACCACCAACCTCTTCGTTATGGTCTTTAGTTCTATATCCACTATTTATAACAATAGGTTTTCCAAATATTTCTCTAGCATCGTTAAGCATTTCAACTAGATTATCATTAATTAAATTACCACTTCCTGGTAAATCAGGTGAGTCAAATTCATGTGAAGAAAAATAATTCATTTATTTTTAAAATCTTTGTAGTTCACATAAATTCTTTGAGCCGTATACACTATTGACCCAAGTAATAATATTATTTTTAATATTGCTTCTATCTCACTAAACGAAACCAACACCGCTACACTATTTAGCGCATATATTTTTAAATCCTCTGTACTCATTCTACTTGACATTGTTTATGTTATAATTAACTTCAATATTAATCAACCAAGAATTATCCTGAATATAAAAATATGTAATAGTTGATTTCATACAAACAAAGTTAGTGATTTTAATTTACAGTTTCTTCGTCTATAATATCGTCTTCTTCAGGCTCTGGAGGAAAAGGATTTATTCCATTATCTAACAATACGTCAATCCATTCTGCTTCATTCTCATAAAAATCAACTTCTATCCACTTAGTCTCCATGCATTGAGTAGGCTCTACTGAGCCATAACCTAAAATATTTTCTCTTGTATCATCCCAAACTATAAACCAATTTTCAACTTTAGGATAGCATAATTTTGTATTTTCCATTTTTTTATTTATTTATTTATATTCCACC